GATTATCAAGCCAATCCTTAATCTTGGTACTACCCTGTTTGTAGAAGGTATAAGCAAAATCAAACGGTGTTAGACGTTCATAAACTGGATTCACAATTTTCTTATTGAGTCCACGTGCTTTATGTATTTGCTGAATGGCATATCCAACAAATGGGTTAAAGCATTGTTTTGTAATAAGCTCATTTCTATTGGCGAATAGCTCGTCCAAAACTGGGTGTGGCTTAACAATCATCTTGTCTTCTGGAACGAATAGAGACTCAAGAACTGTTGGATTTGATTTCAATAACAGTCTACACAGCTCTCCAACCTCAAACCAGGTGTTATCATGACGAGAATCAGACACCTGAGGCTGATAGTCAGCACCAATTCCTAGTATTGAGTCTTTAGTGGCAATATACACACCAGATGTGTCTACATCAGATTCTGGCGTATTCAAATTGTACAAATGACTTCCACGTACATATTCATATAGAAGACGCTGGTCTTCCCTTATTTTATCGAAATTATTCATCTTCAAATTTGATTAAATTTTCTACATAATCCCTATCTTCACCTTTGAGTATTGGCATGTTGTAGTCAATAACCCACTTATCATCTTTCTTAATAATAGCCGTACCACGTTTCTCAGGTACTGAGAGATTATTCCAGTTGATACCGAACTTTTCCATTAGCATATCTTGCATTTGGCTTGAGTTCTTTCCATGCAGTTCCTTATGAGAGAATTTTGACTGTGCCAATGATGAAATTGAGTTACGTGTGGCATCCTGCTGTCTCCAGAGTACACAGTTTGTGACTTCCTCCTTTGGAATATTGAACACACGTGCGTCAAACATTGCCCCCTTATCCATTGCCTTACAGTAAACACGGTCAAGCTTACGAGAATTTTCATCTTCAAAGTTTGTGTTACTAAGCCACTCCAGATAAAAATCTTTGAAATAGTCATTGAAATACAACGTACACATAGAAGCAGCAACTGAACACATCTTCTGAGTGCTGTAATCAAACCACGCATCAGTATCAATCTCGTTATAATCTACTAGAACAAGGGTAATTTCATCTGACTGTGTATAACCGAACACACAACCCTGTATCTCCTGGCAGAGCTTGAGGGTAGTATGCTGCATTGCCTGCATCATCACGTCATCAAACGGTTTATCGAACCCACGTGTGAAAGTGTGGAATGCCTTACCATCCAATCTGATGATAACTGGCATGCGTCTTACGAGATAAGTTTTAGCCCTGTTCTCGTAATTGTTTTTCATCCTGTCTCCCAGGCTATCTCTCTTATTTCCCATTTTTTTTCTTAATTATCAATGTTGAATCACTATAGTTTATCATTATATCACCAAAACTTCTAAGCATTGACTGACCAAACAATGGAGAATCTTCGGCAGCTCCACCTTCTGGGTCTGATGTACATTTAACAGAATCAATCTTTATACCAGCCAATTCTACTGATTGAAGAATGTATTCTACGCATTCGTGCTCTTTACCATCAGCATATATGCACTTTGTAGTGCCTGCAACATTCTTTGAATCAAGTAAACCTTGGTGCTCTAGGAATAGCACCTCTACTGGTGTTAGATGAATGTCGTGACACCCAGTATCAAGTAAGAATCTCATTTCTATGCCGTTAATCTTTGGCTTGATGTACATCATATTATCTTTTGTTTCAATCTTTATTTTGATGACACCTTTTTCTTCAGGATTAAACGGTAGTTTCTTTGGTATGCTGTCTTTAACAATATAGATTGTAGTATCTTTCTCAGCTAATTGTAGCCCAAGCTTGTTAGCTATTTTACTAGAAACACTGTCTCTGTACTCACACAATTTGTCAACAGATTTATCGATAGCTGCTGAGCCACCAATAACTACTACAAATGCAACACAACAAATGAGTATTAATCCTAGAAGTTTTAAAAAACAACCAAATTTATTTTTCTTTATCATTTTCTATTAATTTTTTCAATGCCCTTGTACAATCTGAATATCTCATATGACCCTTAGTTACAACTTTACCCTCCTTTAATGCTCTAAATTCATGATGATAATATACTGAGCAATGATTATGGCAGGACTGTTCTATATACTCTATGATGTATCCCTTGTATTTATATCTTCTTAAAGCACCAGGTTCGCTCCAGGGAGTACATTCAAACCAGGGTGCTGTCTTATATTTTTCTGATATATTCTCCATCTTCTGTAAAGTATTTAAGTTCCACACCAAGTTTCTTCTTATATAGGCATAGTTTCTTCCAGAGCTTTATTGAAAAATTAGGCATGTTTGGAATCACTATGTCCTCAAGAACTTCGTAGAGTATTTTTTTACTGATATTTTTCATTTATGACCATTAGTTTTTCTCATGGTGCAAAGATACATAAAAAAAATGGAATAACAAAACGTTACCCCATTTTTTTAAGTTTTTTTAAGGCTGATTACCAACCCATTGTCTCCCACCAGTGAGTCTCACCGATGAACTCCTTATTCATTGGAGGAGGACAGCCGAGTGGCTGACGGATAGCCTCACACTTGGTGATAGGCTGGTCACCCTTCTTTGCCATTCCACGAGCGATGCAATCCTGACCTGCCTCAACGAACTTGTCGAATGCAGCGTGGTCGCTCTCGAACTGCCAACGATGTGCATAATCCTCGCAACGTGGCTCGTCAATCTCGAATGCTGCGCCAAAGCGCTTGTTATCACATGCAGGTGTTCCTGCGATTCCCCACTCACCTGGAGCTGGTGCGCAAGCTGGTCTCTGAGGAGCACAAGGCTTGCAAACTGGTCTTGGAGCTGGACGTGGAGTCCACTGCTTCCTACATGGCTCTGGCTTCTCAAAAACTTGTGCGAGTGCCTCACCAATCTTCTCTGCTACGTCACTGAACGTAGGTACGCCAATAACAAAAATTTTTGTTTCCATAACTGTTTTAATAAAAAGTTTCTTTAGATTGAAATCGTTTTCTAGTGTTTACAGTGCAAAGATATATATTTTTTTTCGTATTTCCAAATTTTCCAATAACTTTTTTATCTTCCACGATGAAAATGTCCTCCATGTGCGCTGTGATGTTGTGGTCTTCCAGTGTAACCACCACGCTGTATACTATGATGTGGCGCTGTATGGAATCTGTGACTAACTGTAGGTCTATGCCTATAGAAATCTCTTGGAACTGGTCTATAATGCCTAGGTGGTAATGGTTTTGCATAATGTCTGAAGTACCAGCCATTATTATAGTAGTATGGATAGTAGAACATATCACGGTATACATAATACATTAGTAAACCACTAGTATTATAATAAGGTGTACCATATGAAATAACAACAGATGTGTCAATTTCATCATCAACTTGTGCGTATGCTGTTGTTACGCAAGAATTAAGACTTAGCATTGCTACGAGTCCAACTATAAATAAAATAATCTTTTTCATAAGCCATCTATTTTCTCTATAACTAGTGCAAAGATATGCGCTTTTTTCCTAAAATACAAGTGCATACATAATATTTAGGGATTTTCCAAGTACATTTAGGGAATCCCCTATAACCTATAGGCAATTATATTGAGAAACAAAAAAAGGAGCTTAGTCAGCTCCCTTTTTGTTATAGTGTTCCATAACTCTTTTCAAATAATTATTTGTACCTTCTACAGTGTAACCAGGTCCTCCATTCCATATTCGAATCGCCTTCTCTACATTGTTGGACTTGTTGTAATAAGTTTGAATCATTACAAACATTTCCTTTGACTTTTCAACATTATACCTATCTGCTAGTGTATAACGCTTTTTAGATTTCTTGGCTCTGAGCCAAATGTTGCATTGTTTCACCAGTCCTGGTGTAATCTGTAGGATTCCAGCGCAATTTCCATTTGTGTTAAATGCTTTTGGGTTTCCTTCACTTTCAACTTGTATGATGGCATTAATTACTCTAGTCCAATCATACGTTTCCTTTTGTGCCATGACACTAATTGGAAGCATCAAAAGCACTGTTAAAATTAATTTTTTTAGTCTCATCATCTTTTAATTTAGTTGAGGCTCGTATGCAGTATGCTGCACCGATACGGTGACGATATGTGAGAGAGAGTTACGTCACACTATCCTCTTATTATTAAACTTACCTACTTTCCTACATTCTTCAAGAAATCATAGTTCGTGAGGTTTCCAAGCTTCAGTTTTGGCGACTTCATGTACCAATCCTTTGCTATCTGTAGGAATAATCCTTTTCTTTCTAATTCGTTAACTACTAATCTGTGATAATTTTCTTCATGTTCAAGCATGTCAACAACATCATCAATCCATACTGACTGGTCAGATGGTATCCCGTTGTTGAGTTTTATGAATACGCCAAAGTTACCCATAGTCCCACCTGGATTTGTTTTACCCAAAGTTCCCTGGGTAAAATTATTATCCAGGAACTTTTTAACCATGAGTACCTTGTCGCTATATGATTCGTTGATAATCTGTTTCCTAACAGTATCAAAAGCTCTTTCAGATAATATGAATTTCTTCATTTTACAGTATACATTATACTATAAATATCATTCAAGAAGCTTTTTGTTAAACGGTAGCATATAAAATACCGCATCTGGTATTCTAAACAGTTCTACGAATCCAAGCCTTTGCCAGTATGAATGCGTTCTGAGGTCAATCTCAACTGCAATCCAAATGAGGTCATAGTTTTGTGCAAGGAATTTGAGGTTATACCATAACATCTTCCTGTCAAGCCCAGTGCCTCTAAGTCTCTCGTCAATGACGAATGAATGACCATTTATCTGGCTAAAGTTGTCCAAAAAGTCAGAAATACCTTTCTCTACCATGAGTATTGGACTACCTACCTTAATAGGATATTCACAGAATATTAGTAGTCCATATATTTCATCAGTTTCCTTGTCAACTAGCTTTATTGACTCATCAAGTCTAGCTCTAGACTGGATTAACTGCTGAAGTGCCTCCTCAGGAGAATACATGTCAAACGCTTTTGACAATGTGTGGCATATTGCCACCAGGTCTTCTGTAGTGGTCTTCCTTATTTCGACCCTTTCTAACAGCTCGTCTTTGGTTAAATAGTTGTCTACGAGCTTGTTACATAAATTTATTCCCATAAAAAAATAAACTTACAATTGCAAAGATACATATTTTTTTTTGAAAAAACAAATTTTGTTATGTATCTTTGCTTATTTTTATATTTTTTAACAGTTCATCAATATCGGAATATATTGAAGCCTTTTAGTTGTCATAAACTGCTTATTTTTCCAAAAAAGGGAGGCAAATTCTAGATTCACCTCCCATAAAAGAACGGTATTAACAAAATATTTAAAAAAATTATGAGATATCTTATACAATTTCTACTTCATCACCAGAACAAGAAGCGCTGAAGGCGTAATTTGCTGGATAATCATTAGATAACATGAGGTCTGTGATTTTATCTTCAAGTTCTGTCTGTATAAGCCTGATAATCGGTCTTGCTCCAAATTCCTTCTTCTCAAGTGCTTTTGCATGAATATGTGTCACAACATCATCACTATATGTTATACTATATTCTAATGACTTAAGTCTATCATTAAATTTATTAATTTCTAATTTAACTATATCTCTTAAATTATCCTCTGATAAACTATTAAAATATACTATTTGGTCCAATCTATTAATGAACTCTGGAGTAAATTTTTTCTTTAACTCTTTATCTATAATAGATTTCTTATTTGATTCTTCACTGCTTACAAATCCAAGTCCATTACCAAGCTCTGCTGCTTTCCTAGCACCGATATTAGATGTCATGAGCACAATTACATTCTTGAAGTTAACAATTTGTCCAGCACTATCTGTAAGCCTTCCTTCGTCGAACAACTGCAAGAATATGTTGTATACTTCTTGGTCTGCCTTCTCTATTTCATCAAGTAGTAATACACAGTGCTGCTTATTTTTTACAGCCTCAGTAAGCTGTCCTCCGTTTTCATAACCAACGTATCCAGGTGCTGCACCAGTAAGTTTTGCCACTGAGTTTTTCTCTGAATACTCAGACATATCAATTCTGATAAGTGCTTTCTTATCTCCAAATATTTCTTCAGCTAGTTTCTTGGCAATGAGTGTCTTACCACTACCAGTAGGACCTACCATTAGGATATTTGCCATAGTTTTTGCCTTATCTCCAAGACCAACCTTATTCCTCTTTATTACCCTACAAACGCTATCAATAGCCTCATCTTGACCAACAATACTTTCCTTAAGTGTCTTGTCAATGGTTGCAATTTTAGCCTTTTCGTTGGCAGATAATTTGCTTACTGGTATCTTGGTTATTTCTGATACAACGTCTGAAATATTATCTTCGTTTATCTCTATCTCATTTATTTTCAGCTTCTTGATATCCCTCTTATAATCAGCAAGGTCTGATGCAAGTACGTTTTCTTCAATTGTTAAACTATCAATCAGCTCGAAATCTCCATTGTTAAGGGCATTATACTTTTCAGCTTCAATTTCCTTCATTCTCTTCTTGGTGTTCTGAATCTCGATTGGTTCTCTGTCTATTAGTGAAGTTCCAGCGCCAGCTAGGTCAATCAAATCAAATGCTGAATCTGGAAGGCATCTGTCTGACATATATCTCTCAGCCAGTTCTATTGCCTTTCTAATACTCTTCTCAGTGTAGGTAACATGATGGAAATCCTCATAATACCTCTTATTCTGCATAAGAATTTCAAATGCTTCGTCAGCAGTGTTTGGCTCAATTATTACCTTCTGAAGTTTTCTTGAGATAGATGTGTTATTTTCAATGGAATTTCTATAGTCTTTGAAAGTGGTTGTTCCTATCACCTTTAATTTTCCATCAGCAAGAGCGCCACTAATCATTCCTGATATATCAGTGTCCTTATCCTTACTTCCATTCTTCAGAACATTGTGTATATCATCGATGAATAAAATGTATTTGTCAGTTTTTTGAAGTTCTGTAAATAATCCATTAATTCTTTCCTCGAACATTCCCCTGAAATGAGTTCCGCTAACAAGTGCCATTATGTTAAGCATAACAATCTGTTTTCCCTCAAGGAATGATGGGACTTTTCCTTCCTCTATCAAATTTGCAAGACCATACACAATTGCTGTCTTACCGCAACCACCGTTACCAACAAGAACCACATTGTTTTTCTTTCTCCTTGCAAATGCCTTTATTATTGATTTTATTTCATTTTCTCTTCCAATGATGTCATCGACTTCACCATTTTTAGACTTGATATTTATGTTTGTGGTATACTTTGTAACAAATTCCCCATCAGCACCACTACTTACGCTAGCCCCAGCATTTACGCTACTCTTCAATGGTATAACCCCATTGTCGTTTTTTAGCTTCTTTGGTTTAATCCTGTTAGGTCTTTTTGGTTGTTCTTCTATTTCTCCTGGAGAATAATTGCATTTCTCATATATGAAATTATATTCTAGTCTGAACTTATCAAAAACTTCTGCATTCTTGAAATTATTTTCCTTGTTCAAAACAGCAAGTAATACATGCTCAGTACCAATTTCGACATTTTTCATTTTGTCTACCTCATCCTTTGCACAATTCAAAAGTCTTACAAGTTCGTCTCCGAATATTGCCTTTTCCTTATTAGCTTGGGGTCTCATATGAGCCTCTATAACAGAAACATAAACCTTCCTCAGTTCCTCTATGTTATTTGACATTAGGCAATTGTCAAGTATAAGGTTAGCATGACAGTTCCTTACGTCCAACATAGACAGAATAAGGTATTCTGGCGTTAATATTTCTGTTGGAAATTCGTTGATTAGAGTGTCTGTCATATATGTCATGACCTCACTCATTTCTAATGTGTAAATGTTTTCCTTATTTTTACTCATAATTTTTTGTTCTATATTCAAAATATAATAAAAATGTTCGACAAATCAAGCATTTTTGTTAAAAGAAAATTTGCTTTTTTAACATTTTTTATATATCTTTGCAAAAAATTGATTAATATGGAGGATAACAAAAAAAAGGATATGGACGTAGAGGGTGTTGTACGTGATATTGTGCGACATTTTGTGTGGGAAAGGAATGAATTGTTCAAGAAATACATACCGACAAACGATGAAGAAACCCAAAAGAAAGGTTCTGACTATGTCCTATCTGATTATGCTGGGAAATATCCAAATTTAATTGTTGATGAAAAAGCAGCATTCACCTATGTCAACATATATCTGCCAACATTTGCCTTCGAATCATTATTCAAAAATAGAATTGGTAAAATAAATGATGGTTGGTTGATAAATGAGAGTAATATAACAGATGCCTACGCATTGGTATGGTTAAATGAAGCCAATGTACCTAAAGACCCTAATAGAAATGGGCGTTGGGATTGTAGCAAAATAACAAGAAAAACAATAATGGAATTTGAAGTGGTATTGATTTTAAAGAAAACAATTCTTGAATATCTTGCTAGTAAGGGACTAACAATCGACATGATAAGAAAAATATCTTATGAAATGTATGAAAAAAAAATACCTTATCATAGGTTTAATGGAATTAAATTTAAATATGGAACAAGTCGCAATGATAGGGAAACACCAGTTAATGTTTTAATTCCTAGACCAATACTTAGAGAATTATCGATTTATAAAAAAATTTTAAGTATATTGTGATATGAAAATTTTCAATTTTTATGCAAAGGATGTTGACAGAACTTGGTATCAGAGTTCCAACATCAAGTACAGCGAGTGCATTGACAATGACAATGACCTGAAGACATTAAAGGTCGTTTTCAACAATGGTACTCAATACAGGTATGATAGGGTTGATGTAAGAGACTATTTGCTCTTCAGAGACTCTGAATCACAGGGTAAGGCACTTAACCAGCACATTAAATCCAGGGACTATACTTATGAAAAGCTGGAAAATGCTGACCTAGCGACTCTCGATGGCGAGCTTACCTTCAGGATGGAAGGTGGAGTATTCGTTGACTATGATGGAAAAACCATGACAATGAGAGACAACAAGGATGCTGTTATTTTAGAGAAAGAGACGAAACTTAACAGGGAGGCACTTGATGCTGTTTGTGGTGCTCTCGCATCCGTTGGTAAAGACGTAAAACTAACAACTTCAGAAGAATTTGACAATGGAGAAACAGGACAGAATTAATTTGTACAAGGAAGCTATTAACAGGTGGGGAGAGGAAGCCCAGGTTAACATGTTAAATGAAGAATGTGGTGAATTATTAACTGCCGTTGCACAGTTTAAGAGAGGTAGAACTAGTCACCATGACGTTATGACGGAATTGGCTGATGTGTTCATAATGGTTGAACAGGTTGCCACAATGATGAATTATGAAGATTTTGAGAAAGAGCTAGATAGAAAGCTCACGAGACTAAGGGACGAAAAACTGAAACTAAATGGGAATAATAGTTAGTACATTCACTGGTATTGGCAGAGAGGAACTTATATCCTCTTATGACAACAAGATAAAGATACTTGACCAAACAGACCAGTCAATATTGGATGAAGTTCCACCAGACGTATATGTATCTGACATTATGTCTCAGGTAGACGATTATGACATAGTTTTCATACCTACCGATAAACATATCAGGGACGAATTTGAAAGAAGAAACATTGACTATGATATTTTCTATCCGTCAAAAGAAAGAAGGCAGGAGATAATACTGAAACTAGTTGGTGGAAGAATGCCATTTCCAGATATTGCTAAGTTTGACAATAGTTGCAATAAATTGATTGATGAAATAGATAATGATGAATCGCCAAATTGCTACAAACATAAATTGTCAGAAAACAATCAATTTATCTGGAATGACCAAACAATAAATAATTACATAAATTCTGTAATTGAGAATGCGAAACATAGCGAAAGAGTGGGAGAATCTACACGAAGCGAAGAAAATAATGAAACGCATGAAGAGGGAAATGCGTGAACTTGATAAAATGATGGCAATAGCCTGGAAGGAATGTTGCCAACCAGCAAAATAATACACAATGAATAAAACAGACAAAGTATATATAGGCCTCCTTAATGATATAATGGAGAATGGTGTTGAGAAAACAACTAGGGCTGGTGATGTTTATTCTGTATTCGGAAGACAGCTTAGGTTTGACCTCAAGGATGGTTTTCCATTGCTGACAACCAAGAAAGTGTTCACCAAGGGTATCATACATGAATTATTATGGTTTTTGCAGAGACCATATAATTCACATGGAAGTATGAATATTGAATACCTAATTAGGAATGGTGTACACATCTGGGATGATGATGCATACAGGTGGTTTAAGACAGAAATAGCAGAAGGCTTTTCTAAGCGTCCGTTGACAAATGAGTTTATGGTTTGCGTAACTGATGATGAGGGAAAATCAGCCCACAAAAAGCCAGCATATGAATATTGGATTGAGAATGAATCAAGACATCGTGATATCGAATGGTTAAAAAATATCACAAAAGAAGAATTCATCGATTTAACATTGCAGAGGGTTGAAATACACGGTTCATTTATGTCAGTGTACAGATTTGGTGACCTAGGACCGATTTATGGTAAACAATGGAGGTCATTCGGTCATGATGGTGTTGACCAGATTCAGAATATTATCAACACATTGAAAACCAATCCAAATGATAGGAGAATGCTGTGTGTAGCTTTCAATCCAGACCAATTGGAGGACATGGCGCTACCTCCTTGCCACGTAATGTTCCAGTTCTATACACGACCATTGAATAGATATGAGAGGCATAAATGGTTAGTTGAAAACGCAGATGGAGACCCAAATGAAGATTGGCTAGACGTTCCTCACGAGGAAATGGATTCATTAGGCGTTCCTAAATATGGTTTATCATGTATGTATACTATGAGGTCAAATGATATATTTTTGGGGTGTCCATTTAATATAGCATCATATGCTTTACTTACAAATATGATAGCAAAATTGGTTAACATGATTCCAGATGAATTGGTAGCATCTCTTGGTGATTGTCACATATATAAAACGCATATAGATGCAGTAAAAGAACAATTAACAAGATTGGGTTCTGATACCCTACCTAAATTGACAATTAATGGGACTCAAAAAACAATTGAAGATTTCAAGTATGATAACTTCGAAGTAATTGATTACAACCCAGACCCACCAATCAAAGCACCATTATTGGTTGGATAAAATTTCTTTTCATAAGGGACTTTATGGTTTTAAATATGTTGAAAATAATGTAGATAAAAATGACACTTAGTGATTAGTAGGAAACTTAATGAAACTGTAAGGAAGTTTTATCTTAATGGTTTATTGGATGAATGTTTCGTAATGGATTCTGTCAAACACACACTGGGCGGTGAAGTTGAGAAGTCAACCGCCAGTGAAGACAGATATGACCATATTGACTTCTGGTGGGATAGTCCGAAGAAAGGAAGGATTGGTGTCGATGTTAAGGGTATCAAGAAGAATAGCCGAAACGACAAAAAACCAGATGACAGCATTCAATGGTTGGAGCTACAGGGTGTGACTGGGCATCCTGGTTGGCTATATGGTAAGGCTGAGTATATCGCATTCATGACCTTCACCAAGATTATATTCGTGAAGCGTAGGGTATTGCTTACATTTGCCCTAGAATCGATTAAAAACAAAGAGGTGGTATACGACACGCCTAAGGAGTGTTACGTTCCTTACAAGCGAAAGAAATGGGGTAGAGACGACCTTGCGTTCAAGGCGAGGACTGAAGACCTGGAGAAAATTGCAGAATTTTGCATAGACTGTGAAAAAGGGGATTGAGAAATCGATTCCCTTTTATATTTATAGGAAATATTGTTTAATAATGATAATACATTTGAATGAAGATATATTCCATAGACTGTTTTTAACTGAGGCTACAGTGGAAGATATATATCAGAAATATTACTCTGATATACCATATGGTACGTTTATTCAAATATTACAGCTTGACCCAACATACAGAGATGGTAGAATGGGTAAATATGGTAAATGGCTTCTTAATATATACAGGAAGGGGACTTTCAAGGAGGGAGACTTTGGCGAGGCTAAAAGATTGCTACCAATTTACGATAAATACAAAAATGTAATCAAGACTAAAGATATAATGAGTCTTAGCTCTATGGGCGAGTTATACCAGGTAGTTCAACCTTATATTGGAGGAAACATGGCAACCTCAAAATCAGATGCTGCCAGGAAAATAAAGGAAGATGCTGAAAAGGTGTATGAGGATAATCAGTGGGTGATTGTTGTTCCCCATACTAAGGAAGCTGCAATATTGTATGGTAAAAATACAAAATGGTGTACAGCGGCTGAAGATGAACAACATAACATGTTTAACTATTATAACGATAGTGGACCGTTATATATAAACATAAGAAAATCTGATGGTAAAAAATTTCAATTCCATTTTAACAGTTATCCAAAACAATTCATGGATGAATTGGATGAACCTATTTTAAAAAATGATGATGAGCATTCCATAGCTGAAATTATTGGGTTATCACCTGGAGCTGTTGAATTTTATAAAGAAAAATATACTAGGTTCAAAGATATATGCCTTATAATATATGGGTATAATAAAGCACTTGAGGTTGGTATGAATGAATTCAACAGTGGCAATAGAAAAGGTTATGAACTGTTTGATGAATTTAGACCAAATGAAAATAGTCATTGGTGGCTAGTAAAAGTTGACGATAAATATAATTTTGTTAACATGTATTCATATAAGAGTTTATCAAAAGAATGGTTCAGACAAGCTGGAGACTTTAAAAATGGCTATGCAATAGTTGGGCGTTATAAAGAAAATAAAAATTTACCTCTTTGGACTTATATAGACGAAAGTGGTGCTCTTTGTGATAAATGGTTTGACTCTTGTCGTCCTATTAACGAGCATGGGCTTGGAGTAGTTAGTGTTGAAAAAGATTACAATGGGAGAGTTCAGTGGGCTTGTAATATAATAATAGCTGGTAGCTGGGATTTCTTATTTAAAGAGCCACTCTCTTCTATCCAAGGTGGTGAATTACCAGAGGAAGGCTATTTCTTTGCCGAAACAGAGGATAGAGAAGTAGTATTCTTGACACTTTCTGGTAAGAGGATTAGTAAAGAAGAACTGGGTAGAAAGTTCATAGATTTCATTGAACATAATGATATGGCACTTCAGACTATCTACGAATATGAATCTGGAAACCAGACTGGTAAGAAAGAATCAGCAGAACCAGTACTCTATGATTACTTTGTGGAGAGATTCTTAGAAGAAGAACCTTGCTGGCAAATGGAAGATGTAGTAAAACAAGCATACAATGAATGGATGTGGTATGCGAGAGACCAAATAATGCCAGACGAAGAAGATGATTATTAAAAAGGTGCTATAAACCAGCACCTTTTTTTATTGTCTAATATTTATAGAGAAATAACTTAATAAATTATTAGTAGATATGAAGAGTAATATGTTAGATTACATGTACGAGGGTTATGGCTATGATACAGACAACCAGCTTCTTTACGTAGACGTTGAAAACTACAATGAGACATTGAGCGAGAATGGCAAGATGACCACTCGTGGAATGGAGACATTGGCATACAACAATGGTCCTATATCACATGATGCACCAATACCAACTGAAGATGATAATGAGTTTAAGGAGATTCCATCATTTATTTCAGAGAGTGGTGTAAAATATACCGACCTTAGGAATGGTATATGTGGATGTGGCAGACAGACTGGTGCTGGTGAGGCTGTAGATAATGGTGATTAATCATTTAAAGCTTATTGTTCCGAATGGGAAAGACTATTAGATTTAATGAAAATAGTTTAATAACGATTAAAGAGAAATTAAACGAAATTATGGTTGGCACTGACAGTGTCAGCCATAATGACGTTTGTGAAAATGTTGGTGAAGAATTTGCCCCTGTAACTAAAATTGGTGACGAAGGTAGTAATCCACCTCTTGGAGGAAATCACTATGGGATAGAACAGGAAAGTATTGACTTTGACAATAATGGCATGTCTATTAACGATGAAAAAATACTTGGAAAATACAACCTCAAAGATTTAATATTGTCAAAAACAGGTAATTACGTAACGCTTAATAAGATAGTTGCGAAGGAACTTGGTAAAGGGTATGGTAGTAGATTCATGGAAGAGCTTGCTAGAGTAGCAGATAAAAATGGTTGGGTTCTAGTACTTACACCAGATACAACATTTGGAGGCTCTTCTGTTTCCAGGTTAAAAAATTTTTACAAGAGGTTTGGTTTTGTCCCAAATAAGGGTAGAAACACTGATTTTAATACTAGAGAATCTATGATAAGGAAACCAATCAGAGAAAACATAGAGAAAGAGGTAGAGTCATCAGAGGTTGACTTGTCTTCGTTCAAAAAACGTGACACACTCCCTCCAAGAATATGGGATGATGGTGAAACTCTTAATTCAAGGGTTAGATTAAAGCTTCTTGATATTGCTGATGATTTCTGGGAGTTTGTTAACCTGTCATGGGTTGACACAAAGGGAATTATTATTACAGGTTCTATATGTAATTTCAATTGGTCTGAATATTCAGACATAGACCTACACCTTATTGTTGATTTCAGAGATGTTGATGATAAGACAGAGTTCGTTCGTACATATTTAGACTCTAAGAAGAACGAGTGGAACAATGAGCATGAGGGGTTGAAGATAATGGGTTATCCTGTTGAATTGTATGTACAGGATATAGATGAAATGCCTGAAGCTGGAGGTATTTATGACCTTGAGGAGAACGCCTGGGTAAGGAAGCCAAACCCACATAGTATAAAGAATATTGGACTTAATAAGTTCAATATTAAGGATAAGGCAGCAGAAATAATGACTATCATTGATGAAATGTATAAGGCAATTTCAAACACTGATGATAGTTATGAGATAGATAAAGTAGGTGAGGATGCCAGCTACCTTTGGAAGAAAGTGAAGGAGCTAAGGAAAAATAGCCTAGGGAAAAATGGTGAGAACGGTGCTGGCAATATCGTTTATAAAGTATTGAGAAGGACTGGATACCTTGACAAGCTATTTAAGCTTATGTCTATGGTATACGACAAGTCCAACTCAATTACTGAAGGTGTACAGTATGATAACCTTCGTAATAACCAGGTATTTAGATATCGCATTATAGCAGATATGGCTAATGATGGGTATGTGTTTCACGGTACTGGTGAAGACGGTAATGGGGTTGATTGGGATACTGTTGACCCTTCTAAGATAAAGGGTGGAAGCAGAGGAACATATGGATATGGTATATATTTTTCAGACCATGCATATAAGTGTGAAAAATATGCTGGATATAGTGGTGGACATTTCATAATAGCAAACATAAAAGATTTTAACCTCATTAATTTAAGAGACAAAATTGATAAAGAACATAATATTTTTGTTGATAAACAAGTAGAATATCATAAATTATATGATGCATTGAATAATGCTAGAAATGGCATGGAATATGAAATTATATCGTCTAAGATAGATGAATATAAAGAAACTGTTGACAAAGAACTTCTGTATGAAATTACAAGAATTATCGATAAATCTGATGATAATATAACATATGGCTATTTGAATGAGAATATACCATTGCTCTGGTATATGGAAGGGGATAGTAGGAAGAGGGTTTCAAACCTGTATCTTTCATTAGGTGTTGATGGTTTTGCTGTAGACACAGAATTTGTGATATTCAATTTTGATAAACTTAATAAAAGTATTGTTAGGAATAAAGAGGAATTGATTTTGCAATATGCACAGAAAGCTGGCTTATCAGAATCAACAAAGAAGTATTTGAAAGTTCTAAAAGAAGAAGTTGCAATGGATGGGTCTTCTGAAGGAAACCCATATGAGAAGAGGTGGAAGGCAGAGCGTGAGGCATTAAAGAACTTTGTTGCCAACTATGGAAAGTTAATGCAGTCCAAGGAAGATGATAAGGGTGGAAAACTATATAAGGTATACTTTGATGAAACAATGTCAAATCTCATAGGATACAACTATTGTATATGTGTTCAGTGGGATGAAATGACGATGAAACCAAAAAGTACGGTTTACATCAGGGCACTTGATAAGTTCACTCCTTTCATAAGGAGAAACCTACAGTTCGATACCAGAGGCTATGATAATGTGAGAGGAACTTATGACGATATAGGATATTAGATATGAAATACATAGATAAAATAATCAAGGAATCAATCACTAGGATAATAAAGGAATCCATTGAAGGTGAATTTATTCCAACCCCTCAGTGGATAAAACAAAAATACAATGAGTTCAATGCATTGTATTTTGATGGGGTATTGCCAAAATGTGGCTTAAAATTAATGTCTGCTGATACAAATCAACTTGGTACGTTTCATTTCTCAAAGAAGTCAAATTTTAAACATTTCCTTTGGGCTGGTAAACCAGATAAAGACGGTGATATAGCTTTATTTTATGACAAAAAAAATGATTGTTATGTGGGAGTTAATAGAAATAATATATATCAAACTCTAGGACCTGTCATAGCAATCAATATTAAATACTCTCGCCCGTTGGATGATATTGAAAACACTCTTATTCATGAGATGTGTCACTATTGGCAATTTGTTGTAAATGGTATTTGGAAAAGGTCTGATGAAGGACACGGAGAAGATTTTCTAGAGATAGCTGAGCAGGTATACGCCAAATCTAACGGAAAGGTTAAGATAACTCCTAGGAGTGATGAACTACCAGAAAATGCGGTATCGGATGATTGGATTAATAAAAGAGGGCAATACGCCATTTTCGGCGATTTTGGTGATGTTAGGGGAATATTACTTAGCAAGAGTGAAGGTATAAAAAATAATATCAATACTATGGCAAGTACAACACGTGCTAAAAAACTATGGATAAGTTATGACCCAAAACTATTGAGTAAACTTATTATGCATCATTACACTAATAGGAATAAATTATCATTTTCAACGTTATTCCCTGGTTTTAATTTTGATGATTATCAGTTTACAGAAATCTATGATGCTGAAGCCAATAAATCAGACGAAAAACTTTGGTATTTTAATCCAAAGGCGGCAGTGTATATTACAACAAAAGCAAATGGTGATAAAAAGTTGCTTGTAACTACGGCGCAAAAGGCTGTTGAAAGAGGTATTGAGATTTTAGGGTGGACTGTTTTGGAAAAATATACAGACCCTAAAATTATAGACCGACTATATAGAGAAGGATATGTACCAGGTAACAGATTTGAAAATTCTATATATTGCTACACTGATGAGGTATTTAACATAATAAACAATAAGTAAAGCATTTTTTAATACTATCGAATATTTATTTAAAAATAAAGTCGAAAAATTAATATATTAATTATGAATAAAGTAAATACAAATGACCAGCTTAACAGAATGAAGTCACTTATGAACTATGGACTTCAGACTGAGAGCAAACAAGCACCATACAGTGCAGTTGAGTACCAGAAGGTTGGTGCTGATGGAAAGGTTTATGGTATTGTACGTGAGGGAACTAAATATTACATTAAGTCAGCCCCTAACAAGCAGAACCTAATCAAGGAAGACTTTGGCTACATCGGTGGCTTCAGAAATAGGAAAGACAACGAGTACGGAAGCTATGCCCTTGCACAGAAGAACTTTGACCTTAAGATGATGTCTCTTAAGGAAGCAGCTAATAATCCTACTTTCAACGTAGAGTCTTGGGACTTGAACAAGAAGGAGCTTATTGTTACTGAGGCTTCTGACAAGATGAAGGGTGAAATTCTCCGTGAGCGTCAGATTATGAAGAACGCTATGGCTATTATGGAGAATGACAAATCAATGTGCTGTGGTAATGTTAAATGCAACATGCCAGACAACATCAAGAAGGAAGAACCAAAGGTTGGTCCTTCTACAGGAAAGGGTGTTAGTGATGGACTTGAAGATTGCGTTGACAAGGAATTCAAGAATCAAGGGAAGGATAATATCAAGGAAGGAGAAGTTCTTGGCTGGAATCGTGGAAATGATGACTACATGGACAAATCTCATGGAACTGAGATTGGTGACAGTGCTCCATTCGACGGCCCAGAGGCTCGTAACATCGATGACCAGGATAAGAAGGTTACAAACACTGGTGAAATGAAGAACGGTGTTGTTGAGAATCATGGTACTTCAATGCACGATACTGACAATCAGAACAGTCCATCAGTAGGTGTTGGTGAAGGTCCTTCAGATGATAACAACAAGCCATTTGACGATGAAAAGGGCAAGCAGATTGATGAAGCACTCGGAATTGGAGAGGAACTTGACGATGTTGAAGATGGTGAAGACCAACTTGCAGACGATGGCATGGAAGGTGAAGAGCCTATGGATGACATGGGTGGCGAAGCTGAAGGTGAGCCTGTTGATACTGATGCACTAGGTGATGATGAAACAGGAGATGAATTTGCTGATGAAGACTTCGGTGATGAGGATGAATTTGCTGATGAAGACCCAGTTGAAGACGATATGGAATCACGTCTTTCAGCAATGGAAGACCTTCTTTCACAGATTGCATCTAAGCTTGGTATAGAGACACCTGGAGTTGATGCTGGTGAATACGAAGATGATGACCTTTTCGGTGATGAGGAAGGTGAAGACTTCGGTGGTGATGAATTTGCAGACGATGAGGCTGAATTTGGTGGTGATGACCTCGGAGGTGAGGGAGAAGTAGCACCAGAGGATGATTTCTCAGGAGAAGATGAAATTGAAGACGGGCTTAACAGAGAGTGCGGAATGACAGAAATGCCAATGGAGTCAAGAAAGCATAATGGAGTTCAGATTTTTGAGACAAAAGCATTCAGACAGGCTATGAGAAAGCAGAGAATAAATGAAGAGGGTATGACCCCATTCAAGGATGCTGGACGTGTTCCATCTGGAAATATGAACAAACTTGATGACTTCGGAAAGCACCCAGCATATCAGAAGGTTGTTATGGATTTACCTCCAAAGGATATGAAGGAATTCCCAGGTAATTATGATATGAATGATGATTCTGTTAAAAACGACACACCTTACGGTGAGAAGATTGGTGATGGCGCTCCATTCGAAATTGACCCAGAGGCAATCGACAATGCAATCGCTGAAGCTTTCAATCGTTTAAAAAAAAAATCTAACAGAAGATAAAGATAATCCAAAATACTTGGATGTATCAAAAGAACTTGGTAATATAAACAGCGAACCACTTGGAGGTGATATGGATGGCATGGATGATATGAATGCTCCAATACCTCCAATGGACGCTGAACAACCACCAATGGATGACGCTATGGCAGGTGGTGACCCAAATGCAATGGGAGACCCAGGAATGGGAGAAGACCCAATGCCAGGAGACCCAAATGCACTTAGTGCTGGGCAGAGTGATGACATTTCTGCAAAATATCAACAATTATCACCAGACCAACAAAAAGCTGCTGACAAATACATTGACAGCATGATTAATGACCAGGGTGGTGACGATGCTCAGATGCCGCCAGCACCAGGGGCAATGCCAGAATCAAAATTCAATTTCAAACATATAATTGATGAGATTTTTGGAGAAGTTGACGGAAACGTAAGACCATTGGATAGAGGAATGGAAAGACCTGAGACAAAAATTGCTCAGGAAGCATTAACAGATGATGTTAATCCATTTTTACCAAAATAAATAAAGGGGATACCACACGGTATCCCTTTTTTACGTACTTATGATATTTATAATAAAATTCTTATTATGAAAATATATGTTAAGAAAGATAAGGCATTGAAACTACTAGGAGAGGGTAAGGTCTATTCAAAGAAAGACTTGGTACTAAGAGAGTTTGGAGGTGATAATAATGGTGGGACTGATACAATAACCCTAACAAATGATGGTGAAGGAACTGACAAAAAAACACCTTCTAATGAACTTGTAAATGATGTAAAGCAAGAACTTCCAAAAGTAAGTGCTGGTGGTAAGCAAGTTCAGTTCAACGTGTCTCCAGATGATGTTGCTGGTGTAACGCCTAATACACAATTAACGCAAAACAGCACACAAGCACCGCCTAGTGTTAATGTATCGATGAATGACCCAAGACTTCCACAGATGATGCAGCAGAATGCAAAAAATGGTTACTCAACAAATATAGTAAAACCAATTAATTCATCTGTTACACCAAAGAAAGTTATGGATGAAATGAGGGAGAATTCAATCCCATTTACAAAGGCAGAATTAACAAAGTTTTTGAAAAGTCTTTAATGAAAAAAGTATACATAAACGAAAATCAAATAAACAAAGAATTATTGCTTCCTAAATTTCTGTATGACGCAGTAAAGAAGCATGATACTTCACTTGGGGACAACCCAGCGTTTCCAGGTGAGGATGATTTTCCTTTTGATTATGTTGTACTTAAAGAAAGATTCAAGGATGTATGTAATCAGATGAAAGATGTTGGTATTCCACTTGATAATACTGATATACTTAAATCTGAATTGAGTGACCTTGTAAGGACTTGCAAAGAAATGGAAAAACCTGTAAGGGATGCCTTGGAGAAACTTTGTGAAAATGCAATAAACAGGTTATTCGCAATACCAGATGGTGCTGTAAACATCAAATGCAAACTTGTTGACAAAGTTACTTATAAGATTTCTTTAAGTGTAACACCTGAAGCTTCAAGCGAAAAGAAATATAAATTTAAAGATATTGCTGATTTCGAACTATCAAAGGCTGCTGTGGCTAAGAGAAGGTTTATTAATGCTCTCATAATGGGTGCATCAAAGTATTATTCTTCAATGATAACGCTGTACCAGGATGAGTTGAATAAAATTAACCCTAATCTTATAGAAATTTATGATAGAATAATGACATTGAACGAATATCTTCTTTTCACAACAAAGGAAGAAATGACAGATGAAAAGCCAAAACAGGGGTCTTATGTTGAAGTAAAGGTAGGAAGCAATGGAAAAAAGAATACAATTGAATCACAGGGTGTAATATTTCCACTTCTTTTCCACGATACCATTAAGGGCTTCTTTGAATTATTTTCTGTTCATGGTTTGCCAGATGATATTGAGAAAACAAAATACATTATAGGTAAAGCTGATTTTCTATTAGCAGAACCTTGGGATATGAGATTAGGTGTCAAGCTTTGGCAAATGATTTTCGACAGGCTTGAACTTGCTGATAATACAAACATCATACCATATATTTTTACTTATCTAGTAATGCTCCCATATAATGAGTTTAATTCTACCATGAAAGAAATTCTTGCTGGAACTGAAACTGGTGATGAAATAATGGCAAATCTCATAGATAAGGCAACAGCAAACGATGGATATCAGAAATTCAAGAACAGAATCAATGCAAGAAATATTGATAGGTCTGTAATAGCTGATAGTTACTTTACTGCTTCAGAACTTGATGGGTTTGATATTGAAGGCGATAATGACTCTGAAATAATAGAAGGGCAATTATAATGATTGCTCTTTTTTTTATATTTATAGGTAGATTTTGCAATTAATGTTATATTTATTAAAATTTAAAGAGTTACAATTATGATATACGACAGACAGGAAATGGCCAAAGAATATGCTCGTTGTTATTCAGATAAATCTAGAATAACATTTATTGAGTCATATTTTAGTACATTTAATGCCACAAAAGGTAAAAAAACACAATTTCATTGTTTTCCAAGACAAAGGGCATTTTTAAAAGCTCTTTCAGAAAACAGGAATGTTGTGGCTGTTAAACCAAGACAGTGTGGTATTACAACGTTATCTAGTGCTTGGGCTGCTGCTCAGTGCGCATTTGCCCCAAAAGATGCCCCTGAAACAATACTTTGTATTGCGAATAAACTTGAGCAAGCACAGGAAATTATAATCAAGGTTCGTGACTTTCTAGAACAAGTACCAAGATGGTATTGGGGAAATGACTATTTTTCTCCAGACCCAAATTCTGAAAAAAATACATTATCAATTTTCTTAAAAGACGCTAAAGGTGAACTAAAGTTGTTTAATGGATGCAGAGTTATAGCTCGTGCATCAGGTCCTAACGCATCTCGTGGTATATCAGCCGTATCAGTTCTTATTCTTGACGAGGCTGCGTTTATTGAAGAAGGTGTGGCAGCATTTACTACTGCTGCTGCTACAATGGCTTCTAACCCTAATTCTAAGACTGTTATGGTGTCAACACCTAATGGTAAGGATGAATTGTACTACAACACTTATAGGCAGGCTCTAAGTCATGAGAATAATTTCGTGGCTGTACAGTTCCGTTGGTATCAAGACCCACGTTTTAACAAATACCTTGTATGGAAAAAGAAAAACGAGGAAACTGGTGAATGGATGATTGATGAAGACCCTATTATTGATGGTGAGGGTAATGTTAAATATGATGAACCTCGTTGGGCAAAACTAGAACAAGGTGGATGGAAACCAGATGCTCCTTGGTACGACGAAATGTGCAAACAGTTTAATAACGACTCAATGAAGATTGCGCAGGAGCTTGATGTGTCTTTCATGGGTTCTAACGATAACGTTATTGCACCAGAGTTTATTGAAATGCAGGATAAAATGAATGTTAGAGAGCCACTTGAAGACTTCAAAGACCCACTGGTTGAAGAAACTTGGTTCTGGAAGCTTCCAATTGATGGACACAGATATATACTAGCATGTGACCCTAGTCGTGGAACAGCAGCCGATAGAACAGCTATAGAAATAATAGATATGGATGGTAGGGATGAGGATGGTATGCCTATCATTGAACAGGTGGCAGAATACGTAGGAAAAAAACTTGGTGATGACATAGGAGCTATTGCTTACCAATATGCTACAATGTATAATGATGCCTTTGTTGTTGTTGATGCTACTGGTGGTCAGGGTGATGCTGCAATTATCACAATGCTTCAGATGGGCTACAAGAATATGTATTATGAGGATATGAATCAGAAGACATATATGCTTCAGAGAGCAACTAAAGTATATGATAGTTACACTGATAAGCTTCCTGGTTTCCACTTCCAGGGAAATAGATATCCAGTATTGGCAAATTTTGCTGGTCTTGTAAGAAATAATGAATTCAAGATTAGGTCTGCAAGGGTTATCAATGAGCTTGATACCTGGATTTTCAAGGGCGATAATGCAAGGATGGACCACATGGATGGTGCTCACGATGATACAATAACATCACTTGCTATGGGACTATTCGTTATGCAATATTCATTCAACAGGCTTCAAAGCACAATTAAGAAGGATAAGGCAATATTGAACGCATATATGATGACAAATTCTTTCAAAGTTAAAAAACCACAGATGGGTAGTGGAAGAGATATGTCACCTGGAAATGGCTTACCATTCTACAATTCACAAAAGTTGAAACCATATAACAGCACTAATTTTGGGTCATGTATGTGGTTATTTGGTGGTGTGAAGTAATATTTATTTAATATTTATAGTTATATAAATTATTTTATATTTTAATAATAAATCAATATAATAATGGCTAAGAAAAATACAGTTTTTCAAGCTCTAGACAAAGCAATCTCTGGAAACTGGAAGACAGCTACTGAGCCTTCAATACCACATGTCAATTCTTATGACATGACGAAGCCAGACAATACTGTTATTTACAGAACTTCTGATAAGGAGGATTATTTGCAGAAGAAACTGGAGCTTCAACAGGATAAATACCTGAGAGATAGATGGGTAAGGGCAAACGTAAACCTTTCTGTATCCGCATATGCTGGTTTGAATAACATCAAGCTTATGTATCGTGATGCAGACCTTATGGATTCATTCCCTGAGATTGGTGCGGCACTTGACATTGTTTCTGAGGAGAGCACAATTGTGAATGACAAAGGTATGGTGGTTAATGTTTATTCCAAGTCAGACAGAATCAAGAGCATTCTTGAGGACTTGTTTGTTAATAGGCTTAACATACAGCTTACTGGTCAGATGATTATTCGTGCAATGTGTAAGTATGGTAACCAATTCATGCTTCTTGATATCGACCATAAGAATGGTATTAAAGGATGGAAACAGCTCCCAGTATTCAATGTTGAGAGAATTGAAAATGGAATCCAGAACCCTTATGGAGGAGGACTATCATTGTCAGTAAACAGTAATAACGTTGATGATAAAGACTTATCAACACAATTCGTTTGGATTGAAGATAATCAGGCACAGATACCTTTCCGTGATTGGCAGATAGCACACTTCAGACTTCTTACAAACTCATTGTATTTGCCTTATGGAGTAAGTTATCTTAATGCTGCTAGAAGACACTGGAGAATGTTGTCACTTATGGAGGATATGATGCTTATATATCGTCTTGAACGTTCAATTGAAAGACGTGTGTATAAGATTTTCGTTGGAGCAATTGATGATGCCGATGTTCCTGCATATATCGAACAGATTGCAAACGAATTTAAGAGAACACCTATTATTGACCCAGTTACAGGACAGGTTGACTTGAGAAAGAATATACTGTCTGTTGACCAGGATATATTCATTCCAGTTCGTGATGAGAATGCGCCAACTCCTATCGATACACTGTCTGCTGCACAGAACATGACAGCACTTGATGACATCAAGTTTGTACAGGGTAAGGTGCTTACTGCCCTTAGGATACCTAGGACATTCCTTAATTTTGATGAGGCTGCTGGTGACGGTAAGAACCTTGCACTTATGGATATAAGGTTTACTAGGACTGTAAACAGAATTCAGCAGGCATTCTTGATGGAGCTTACAAAGGTTGCAACAATTCATCTTTATTTGTTAGGATTTGATGATGAACTGACAAACTTTACGTTGTCAATGAATAATCCATCAACACAGGCAGAACAGCTTGAGATTGAGAATATGCAGAAGAAGATTGACGCTGTTAGGGACGCTGTTTCAGACCCAGGTAATGGTCTTCCAGTTATGTCCCAGACACGTGCGTTGAAGCAGATTATGAAGTGGTCTGATAAAGAGATTAAGGAGAATCTTGAAGAGATACGCCTTGAGAAGGGTATTGCTGCTGAACTTGAGAAAACAGCACAGATTATTAAGAAGACTGGTATCTTTGACACTGTTGATAGAATATACGGAGAGCCTGGAGCTGAGTATATGGATGACCAGCAAGGAGGTATGCCAGGTCAGGGAGGTCCAGGAGGCGCAATGGGAGGCGGTGGAGCACCACCACCAGCACCTGATTTCGGAAGCGAAATGGACGGTCTTGGAGCACCTGGAGCAGATGATTCAGGAGACATGTCAGGTATGGAAGGTTCAATGCCTACGGCAGATATGGGGACTGAGGGAGCACCGCCTGAGGCTGGAGGGCAAAATGAAAGTGTCAGAAAGAAAAACAACCTTCTTTTTGAGCAGGCGAAGAAGGCAGACACGCTGTTCGAACAGTATCTTTCTTCGCTCACTGGAGTCACACAGTCACCTAAGGAAACAAAGTATGAAAGGGCTAAAGTCTATGATAGCGATTCGTTGCTTATAAACGAGGAGTTTGATAAGATGATTGACGCACTTGGAAAGTTTGTTGACAATGGAGAAATTAATGAATAATGTAAAGGCGTGACAAGTGTCACGCTTTTTATGCTTCAATGATATTTATAAGAAAATATGTATTAATATGAACACTAAGAAATATAAGGAAGAGTTTTCAAACTACATCAGCATAATGAAAGAGGCTCTTGACAGGGAGAACTTCGATGCATACAGTACAGCAAAGGAAATGCTTGATGAATCAATTGAAGAGTGTAGACATGAAAAGGAATTGGAGTCGCAACTTGACACCAATAACTTCGGTGTACTTAACCACATATTTGAGGAGAGACTTCCAGAACTATTCAAGAAAAACAAGAAAGCTGTACGTGATGTTATAAAGCTCATTAAAGAGGATAAAAACCTTTCAGCACAGTTCGACTTCTACGAGAATATTAGGAATTATAAGGGAAAGATTACAGAAATGGTTGACCCAATACAGTTCCTGTCACAATTTAATGCTGTTGTAGAGAAGCATGGACTTATTAACAAAGATACTGTTATAGAGTCAAACAAGAAGCTTAGGAAAGTACTGAAGGAGAATAACGTTGTTCCTACTGAATTCATCAGTGAGGAGACAATGAATCTGTATAATGCTGGTCATAATATCTTGGCTAAGAAACAAACTCTCAAGAACATGGCAATACTTACTGAGAGTGTTGATTTGGTTAAGAATTATATGAATAAACATAAGGATGACAAAGTTAATGAGAGTGTTGACCCTCAG